TCAGGCATTTACAGACGTTAGTGGGCTAATAGATTGGCCGTGATCTTTGACACGGTCATCCTCGATAACGATTTTGCTGCTGGAAGAAATGTAGTACTCGTTTGTCTTTGCTAGACCTTGGACGACCATTAAATAGCCTCTTGAATCGCTGCGCGTCCACGTGTCGCTATTACCTTGCGCTATTGGGTAGTAGTACTCACTGGGGTTTGTATCAGTATGCCATGCACTTACTGCAATTTTGACAATTCTGCTTGCGCCGTTTGTGATTGTGATAGCCATATTTGCATTCCTTTTGGGTTTTAAATTCCATGAGTTGGCTCCCTATTTAAAATAAAGCTGCAGACTTGCCACTGCTACAGAAAATCCGTAGTTAGGTTAACTCGCTGGCGCCATATTCAATTGATACTGGAGTCCAGCTCAATGCTGGACTCCAAGTAAAAGGTAATTTGTTGCATGTATATTGTTCTACCTGCTTCCGCAGTCAAGCCTACAGGCGGGAAAATGCAAGGTGTTATTACCTTGCCAACGCGTCGATTCCGACGAATGGTTAAATAAGATTTTGAAATAGTTGTTATTCACTCGAGTTCTTTCGCATAGGCCCATTGCCTAGTATTCAATCTGGAGTAAATAAGCACTTTTGCCCTCGCTGCTTCCACCCGGCTCGGCAACTCAATGATGGAAGTTTCTAGAGCCAGTTGGTTTTCGTAGAGCTTAGAGAGAATTGCGGAGCAGAAAAGATAAGGGCCTGCTCAGGTTTCCCTGGCAAGCCCTTGATATCTATGGTGCCCGAACCCGGAATCGAACCGGGACGCCCTTACGAGCGGGGGATTTTAAGTCCACATACAAACATATACAAAACAGTAGGTTAGCGATACTTTCGGCCCGCAATTGTTCTTAGATAACTCGCTTGTAGCCCTTTGTTTTCAAGGGCTCATATATTATTGCGGAACGGAATTTTACTTCGTGGGAAGCACCTTTAGGCCTTTGCGGCGCCGGATGTACTGCTCTGTCATGCCGACAGTTGTGTGACCCAATTGATCTCTCGCATCGCGAATACTTCCAGTCGATTCCTCCTTGTCTGTTGCCGCTTTTGCGCGTAGGTCGCGCATCTGAAAAGCAGACTTTTCAATCCCGGCCTTCATTCTGGCCGCGTCAAATCTCCCTCTGAGCATACTCGTTGTCATCGCCTGGCCGTTGTCCATAACGACGAGCCTGGTTGAGCGAATCTTGTGCCCCTTTTTCCTTTCCAGAATGCGGTCAATAACCACCTTCAGCTCTCCTACAACCTCAATGCGGCGTTTTGCACTCGTCTTCCCCTGCTTTATCAGCAACTGGTTATCCAGCAGGTCACGTTCGTCCATCTTGAGCGTGTCACCTATGCGCTGAGCTGTGAGATAGAAGAGGTCTAACGCGTCCTTGAGTGGCTGATCAGCGTGCAGGTACACCGCCGCAAACATTTCGTCTTCGACGTAGGTGTCCCGGCCCGTTTCCTTGTTCCCTTTGATGCCGGCGCACGGGTTTGCGAGCGACGTATAGCCGCTCTGACGGGCGAAATTCCAGATGGCGCTGAGCAAGGCTTTTTCTCGGTTGGCGCGCACCTTCGCTGTCTTCGACCGATAACGCAGGTACTGTACGACGTGTTTCGGCTCGATCGCCTCTAGAGGGCCGGGCGGGTCATTGAAAAAGATCAGTAGTTGCTTCAGCTCCCTAGTGTTGTCCTTTTGTGTGGTCGGAGACTTCGTGGGCACAACCTCATCCATGTACTTGGTAGCGACGTACTCAAAAGTCAGTACGGCTTCTACAAGTGCACTCGCCGCACGGCTCTTTTCAAGTCGAGCGTATTCAACGATTGCGGCTCCGTAGTCGGAACCAAGCGCTATCTCCTTTCTCGGTTTGTCGCCTGCGTCATAGTAGTAATAAACCCTTCCCCCTGGTCGCAGGCGCTTTCTAAGCCGGGGGATGCTGCCAGGGTTGGTCGGTCGCCTTGCCATTTACTAGATACCCATCCTTGGTTGCCATTCAGCCTTTTCTGGCTTGAGATCTTTCGAAATGACCATCAGCGATGCGGATATCACGCAAGGCCATCCGTTGCGCTTGATGGTGTGCCGTATACCGTTACGCGATAGGACCTGGATCTGGCCCGCTTTTGTTCTGGCGCCCGTCAATTCACAAACATCTTCGTGCGACAGAAAATGAATTTCCATAACTACCTCCCGCCCGCAGTGGGCCGCGCTGTCTTGATGATGTGGATTGCCAGGCCAAAGCTGATCAGCAGCCAGGCGCATGTGCCGGCGAATGCGTAGAGCAGTGCCTCGGTGGTGCCGGCGCCCAGCAGGTCGAGCCAGAGCCAGCCGAACCAGCCGATGGTTCCTACCAGGTACAGCAAAGCGCCCAGCAGTATCAGGGTGAGTTTCGTAGCGAACATGGGGTGTGTCCTAGCCGCGCTGGGCGGCGTATAGGGGATTGGAGTGATAGCTTTCTGCCTATATTTCAAACAGGACCGAAGCGGTGTACAAAAGGGTTCAACTAAGTTCGTGATGAGGCATGGACGTGTCACACAACTTCGATGCTCCGATAGCTCACGTTTACCGGGGCCACGTGATGGTTCTCAAGTTCGACTGGCGCCGCCCGAACGACGAGAGCCCTGTTGCCGCAAAGATCATTGAACCAGCGCCCATCAATGGGTTGGGTGAGGTTGCCGCAGAGTTAGAAGGCCCTTGGCCTGACTATCCGGCAGCGCTTGATGAAGCGATGGCGGCAGCTGAACGATGGATCGATAGTCAGTTGCCGTGAATCCGCCCAACGATAGGCATGTAGGGGTTACATCAACGCCACCAAGCACGCTGCTGCGATTTGCCGGCGCAGATCCTGGCGTTGTTGAAGGCTGATCAAATCCCGCCTGTATAGGCGGTTGGACCATCTGTCGCATTCACGGAGGAAACGATTCCTGGATTTGCGGTTGGTCACTGGTGCAATTGTGATAATTGCTTGTGCGAACGCTCTCATGTGGCTCTCCTTGTTTGGTGAGCCTTGATGGTCGGCGCGTTGAAGTGTCGGTTTCCCGACTATTTACAGTGGAAATTACTCACGGCCTGGCCCCTCGGTAGATGAAGACGTAGGCGAACCAGAGGGGGCGATCATGGCTGCTGCTCCTTTTCGAAGTAGAACACCACCGGCGCGCCTGTCTCTGCTATCAGGCCGTATGCCTTGGCAAGGCGGTAGATGGGGGTGTAATTGTTCAGAGAGTCGACGTGCCTTGCGATCCAGGCGCGCCAACCTTCCAGCGTCTGGCCGCCCTTGCTGATGTTGCAGGGTGCGCAGGCCGGCATCATGTTCTCCAGCACGTCATGCTCGGGGCGCAGCGGCTTGCCCGATACCAGCTTCCAGGTGCCGGCGGCGGTCTGCTTGGATAGCAGCTCACGCACCACCGGGGCGAGATGGTCGGCGTGCCACCGGTCACCCAGCAGCACACCGCAGTAGGCGCAGTGCCCTCCGTATTTCAGGCGCACTTGCTCGCGCTCAGCTTTCTTCAGGCGCATAGGGTTCCTTGCCGCTATAGCGGCTGACTTTGAAGGGGGAGGGGTTACAGGTTTTGCGGGTGGAGTACGGATGTACTCCTCCCGGGGTCAGACGCCCGGGCGGCCCTTGAAAGCGAGCCAAATATAGTGGCGGCCTTTGGCTGTGACTTTGATCTTGCCAACCTGCCGGTTCCAGGTGATCAGCCGCAGCTCTTCGAGGATGCTCGTCAGCGTGTGTCCCTGGTGCCAGCCGGCCAGCGCCTTGATGCAGCCCTGGGCCAATAGCCCGCGAAAGTCATCGTGTCCGAAGTTGGTGCCCTGGAACGAGCTCTGCACCTGCTCATCGGTCACCAGGTCGGTGATTGTTCTCACGTTCGGGTCGAGCCTGTAGCTTTTGTGGGTCATGGCAGTTCGTCCCCGGCGATCATCTTGCAGGGGCCCAGGCGTACAGCCTTGAGTTCAGCCCGCAGATCATCTACCTCCTGATCGGCAGCGGTCAGGCGCTGTTGCAGTTCATCAGCGCGCCGCCAGTCGTTGAAGTTCGGAACAGGCTTGCCGGCCATGCGGTGCTCGATCATCTTCCACGCGACTTCATATTCAGGCCAGTCACTTTCGATCACCAAGCATTCACGGTGTGGCAGGTGCGCCCGCAATGCGCCAATCGGTTCTATCAGGCTGGACCAGTAGCCCGCAGGCACTTTTTCCAGGTCACTACGCTTGATGACGATGTAACGGTCTTCGCGCTTGAACTCGCTCATACAGCCTCCCTCGTTACCAGATCATGGGCATCCACAACGGTCATGCCGAGCTTCTCGGCGATCAGCACTTCCAGCTTTGCGCCCTTTGAATTCTCCCAGCCGGGCAGAGTGGCCACGGTGTCGCAGTCCATCAGGGCGGCAATGTCGCGGCGCATGCAGTCGTTCCAGGTGCCGCCGTCTGGGTTGATCTCGGCGGGGTTGGTGACGGTGTGGCCGCCGGCGCGCAGGTTGGTGGTCATTGAGTGGAAGGCGGCGAAGTTGAGACCGGGCAGGCCGGTCATGGGGCCGCTCAAGTAGATTGATTGGCGTTTTTGGTTGGGCATGGGAATATCCTTCGATGGAAGATGAACTACTAAGTCGAGGGAGTAGAGAATGGATGGTTCATGGGTAGCATTTGGCGGGGCAATTCTTGCGCTGGTGGGGACTGTTGCTGTCTCGATTGTGAACTGGTTCGCGTTGATCAAAACTTCAAAATTGCAAATGGAGCAAGCGAGATTGAGCGTGAGTGCAGCCAGCTCGTTAGCGCTAATGACTCAACAGGCCGAGAGAGCCGCTGCTTTTTTCTCTTCTATTGAACAGCTAGATCGGCTGACTCAAAGCCCTGACTTTCAGCTGGATCGTATCCGCCTCGTTGCTGAGCGGGTGAATGTTGAATCAGCCTTATTGCAACCGTTTTTGACTCAGGAATTGGCTCGTTGCGTTATGGCTCTCGCCAGATCATTTGATGCTCTTGTTGCGGCAAACAGCATTGATGAAATTAAAGCCGCAATGGCGACAATGAAGGCTAGGCGTTCTGAGTTTCTGCTAACGTACTTTGCTGATAGAAAAATACTTGCCGACACGGCGAGGCCTATGACGGCTGGGAGGGCCTAGGTTAAGCCGCGGCCATCAAAGCCTCAATTATTCGTTTTCCAGCCAAGGGTGGCACTGCGTTTCCTGTCATGTGCATGGTCAGTCGGTGGTTGTCCGGGCGCTTTGTGTCTTTCGGGAAGGACTGTGCGGCCATGGCTTCGTCGGCGGTGATCATGCGCATCCGGTCACCGTCGACCACAGCCCATCGGTCCAGGGTAGTGATGGTGCCGATCGGTCGGTCCAGGCTGCGGCCGGTGAGCCCGGACCCGGAACCGTAGTAGGGCATCACGAATCGCTCGCCGAACCGTTCCCGGCCATTTTTCACGCGGGTCAGCGTCGATTCGGCACGACCTGGTTTGATGATTGGCGACCACTTGCCGGCGTCGAAGTCGATGATCTCGCTCGCCGGCACATGCTGTTGCTGCTGAAGCTGCAGGTGAAGCGGGGCCTTGCTGCGCGAGCAGACCATGAAAAGGCGCACCCGATGCTGAGGCACTCCGAGATCGGCGCAGTCCACGATGTGCGGAGCCAGCGAGTAACCCAGGCGACGCATTGCGTCGGCCCAGGCCGGGTAGAGAATCCAGTCCATGAACTCCGGTACGTTCTCGATGACGGCGAAGTCGGGTCGGTTTACCTCTGCGTTTGCCACCGGGGCCCAGGCCGTCGAGCGCGAGTTGTCGTGCTGTGGGTTGCCTGACGCCTTGCCGCGCGCCTTGGTGTGGCCCTGGCAGCAAGGAGAGGCCAGCATCACGTCATGCTTTGGCACCTGCGACCAATCGGCTTGGTGCAGGTCCTGGCAAACGTGTTGCGTATCCGGGTTGTTCCTGGTGTGCCACTCAACGGCAGCAGGCCAATGGTTGGCCGCCCATAGGACGTTGAGGCCTGCGTCTTTCCCGCCGCGGGTCCATCCGCCGAAACCAGAAAACAAGTCAATTGCTGTGAGCATGGGGAGTCCTTCCGGGCCATGCCCGGGGCGTGGGATTGCGTTTAGGTAAGGAAGTGGCGCAATGAACGGTAATGAAATCATTGGCCGTCCGTGCGATGCTCCTGAAAAAGGAGCTCTCAATGAATTTCATCGATGCGATCTGGCCCATCCCTGGCCCAATTGCCGCTGCGCTTGTTGCCGGACTAATCTCATTTGCTGTAACTGTATTGGCGAAAGATCAAAAAACATCCGAGTTCAGGCAAGCTTGGATCGACGGGCTGAGAGCAGATTTAGCTGATTTTGCAGGCCTGGCAGGAACGATGGCGGCAGTTTTAAACGCCAAGCATCTCCGTGGGGAAGATGCGGGTTCGTATGTGCTTGAGCGTCATGACGACTTCACAAAAATGGATTCCTTGATAACCAGAATACGATTGCGCCTGAACCCAGATGAGCACGGCGAGATATTGGAGTTTTTGAAAGTCTTTCGGTCTGGAAGGCCGGCAACATCTCGCGCAGAGATTGACCAGGCCGTCGAAGGGGTTGTGGCTTGCGGTCAAAAGATTCTCAAGTCGGAATGGAAGCGGGTGAAACGGGGGGAGCCCGCGTTTCAGTGGCTAAAAAGAGTGTCGCTCGTCTTTGTTGTTGCTGCTTTAGTTGGTGGATTTATGTTCGCCATTCAGGCTCCAAGCGCGTTGACCGGCGAGACTAAGCCGTCCGATCCAGCTGCTTCGGTGGCCACTCCGAAAACCCAACCTTCGGTGCCTTCGTCTTCGCGTTGATGATCGGCTTGCCCTTGGCGTCCACCAGCACGGCCTTGGCCCTGATCTGCATGTCGCGGCACCTCAGCGTTTTGCGGGCCAGCTCAATGAACTGTTCGGCGTACTGTGGCGCGTCGAATAGCGGTGAGAGCTGGCGGACCGTACCCCCCCCCATAATCTTCTCGGTGCGCTTGGCGACCAGTTCCAGCCATTCAACTTCCGGGATTGGCTCGACGCCGCCAGGCGCCTTGGCGTTCTTCCGGGTGCCAGCCGTCTTCTTGCGGGCCTCGGTCTTGGCGACATCGAGGGTCATTCCAAACACTGCAAAGGTGCTCATGGGTTATCTCCAGGCGTGCGCCTGCCTCACCGGCTGGCGTGATTCGTTGATATGGGGTATTACGGGTGACCGGCATGGAGCCGGATCAGGGGGCGATTAGTGAAAACAGTGATCATCGAAAGTGAGCTAGGCAGTGTCGATGTATGGAAATACAACGATGTGATTGCGGTGTTGCCTGGAGACCACACCCAAGGTATCGAGGTATGGCGCGCAAGAATGCTCCCCGCGTTCAGTTCGCCGAGCACTCCAGCAGTTGTAAATGAGCACCACCAGCTTTTAATCGAAGTCCCGGATCCGAATGACGCCCAGGTAATTGAGCGTCTTCGAATTGCGTGCTCTGACGCTTGGAAAAATCGTTAACCAGATCGCCCTCCTCGACGGGGAAGGTGGCACCACAATCTTGTTAGGTTGATGCGCGTTTGAGCTGCTCGGTTAGTTGAGTTGGAAGCCCACGTAACGTGAGCGTGCCGCCGGCTTCGTCGAACTTGATCTTGTCGCCCAGCAGGTGCGCCTCGAAGCTGATCGACATGCCCTCAGCGCGACCGGTAAAGCGCCGGAATTTGTTCAGTGTCTTCTTATCTGGCGGCAGAGTCTCGGAAAGCCCGTAGTCCTTTGCCTTGATGAAGTCGTAAAAGCTCTTTGGGCGGTCTTCGTCGATCAGTCCTGACAGCTCGTCGAGTGTGATCGGCTCGCCCAGCTTGGCCTGGGCCATGGAGTAGCTGACCAGCGTGTGTGTCTTCTCGCGTGCCGACTCTTCCGGCAGATCCTCGCTTTCAACAAAGTCGCTGAACGCCTTGAGCAAGGTCCGGGTTTCGCCTGGGCCGTCGATCCCTTCCTGGCAGCCGATGAAGTCGCGGAAGTAATCATTGATCCTGCGGCCCTGTTTGCCCTTGATGTACGAGATGTATTGCTTCGAATGGGGGTTGTTCTTCCATTCACTGAGGTTGATGCGCGCGGCCAGCCGTATGTGGTCCAGATCAAGGCGATTCACGGTCATCAGGGCCAGCTCCTCGGTCATGGTCACCGCTTCGGTTTCCTGCATCAGGGCGATGACCAGATATTCGGTCAGGCCTTGCTGGTAATGGCAGAAGAGGGCGTGCCCACCGGTGGTGAGGTTCGACTCCTCCAGGAGCTTGACCAGGTGCTCGACAGCGATGGTGCTGAACTTGAAGAAGTCACCGACTCCTGCCAAGTACTTACCGAGCCAGCCGCTTAACGGGAAAGCTCCAGATTCTGCATGGAAGAAGCCCCAGCCCTTGCCGGCAGTGCTGTTATAGCTTTCGTTGAACTGCTGCATCAGATCGTTACGGGCTTGGCTCTCTACTTGCTCGGCGCCGCTGAGGAACAGAACGGCCGGGGTGCCGTCTGGCTTCTTGTCGATCTTGTGGATTGTGCTGTGAAGTACGGGCATTACGTTTACCTCAGGTAGGCGCCGCCATCCGCTGTCCGGTGGTGGCAATTTGGTTTTGGTGGTCTATAACCTTAGAGCTGGCATCGGGCTAGCACGAATGCGCGAGGTGTCTATGCGAGTAAGGATTTGGATAGGTTTGTTCGTCGCACTGATTTTGTCTGGCCCAGCATTTGCGGATCCTGTCGTAACGGTCAAATACAATGAACGCTGCGGTTTCGCCTCAGCCGGCCAAATTGCACATCTGATAAACAGCGACGCCAAACGGGCATATAAGGTCGTCGTAAAAGAGGTCTTCAACCCATGGGGCGGGGGAAAACCAACAGAAACTTTAAAACACTTCACTCTTCAACCTACAGAGGATCTTTCCTTGCAGTGCAGCTACGGCGACGACCACTACCCATACAAAATGAGATGGGTAGTCGTAAGCGAAACCCCAAGCTGAGTATCGTGCTTATTTAGGTAGGCACCTTTCTACGGGGCAATGGCAATTTGGTGTTGGTGGCGTTGTTACGGGTAATCGGCATGGAACCGGATCAAGGAGAAGGCGTGAAGGTTAATTGGAAGAAAAACGAGAAGCTAAAACCGCAGCTATTGCTTGATAAGCTTAGATCCATAACAACTATTAATGAGGAAGGGCTGGTCAGTTATACGGCTTTTGAGAAGCACGAATTGGATAGCGTACTGTTAACAATGCTCCAGTTCGATGAGGAATTTAGTTACTCAACTACTAGAAAGATTTATCAAGAGGCCCATGCCTGCTTCGCGAAAGGGGATGTTTTCACAAAAGAAGAGTTCCTTAAACAACTAAATGCTGCAGTGGTTCGTCACGGTAAAAAGAAAGAAAGTACATATATCATGATTACGTCGATTTCTTTAGCTAAAGGGTTCCCTGTTCGGGCAGTCTCCACCACTAGATCTGTAATAAAATCCTGCCCAAAGGGGCTCCAACGGAAATTTAGCTCGCGGTTAAAGCACAAGTGGACCAATGAGCTCCCTCCTTTACCAGTTGGATATTGCCCAGTTACCGTCACGCTGAAGGCTAAGGACAAAATGGATGCCTTCGATGCGGCGATATATGAACTTGATTACGTTCGCGGCGTATTTTCGCTTTTCGTTAATCCGTTGTCAGAATTCAATTTGTGGGCTCCGAAAAAAGGTTCACTTAATCGTATAGTTTTGGGTGGTTTGCACTCTCTTCATCATGAGGACGGCTCAGTTGTCGATGAAAAACTGTTCTGGTATGAGCGGAACTATAGGGTTGTCAAGCCGACGGTAATAAAGTCGAGTGAAGATGTGGCTAGGCTTTCAAAAGTAATATTTAAGAAGGTAGAATTTCATAAAAGTCACTCTGCTATAAAAGCGGCTATTGTAAGGTACGTAAGGGCATTCGATGAGCACGATAAGAATGTGGTAATTTTAAAGTTGTGGGCTGCGCTAGAGTCGATTGTGAGTCCGAGTGAAAATAACGCAAATTCAATAGTCAGGCGCTGCTCGTTTATGTTCGACGATAGACCCTACCATACCCAGGTGCTGGAGCACTTAAGAGAGTATAGAAATCGCAATGTTCATACAGGTCAGGAAGTTGAGAACTTGGATTATCACTGTTTTCAACTGCAAATGTTTTTCAAAGAGGCTGTTCTTTTTTATGTTAGCAATTATAAGGTTTTTCCCACATTAGCTGCTGCAAATAAATTTTTGGATTTGCCAAGCGATCATGGCGAACTGCTGCATTTGAAGATGTCGGTGAACAAGGCTCTGAGGTATCAGCGGTATTACGACAAGGAAGAGTGAAAAAATACAAGGCCTTGTGTGCTGTTTATTCGATGTTGTCTTCGACGTTCATTCGAAGCGATTCTGCAAAGCCTTCTTGCCGTAGTTTGCACGCCACGTTTTCTGATATCTCGTAATCGTGGCGCGGGATTTTGAAGTATTGCGCGGACTTCTCGGCGCCCAGTGAGTGGGCATGTGCGATCAGACGCCAGATGGTTGCACGGTCTTTCGTCTCGCCCAGTCTGGTGGTGAGTGCTTCCAGTCGGTCACGCATCCCATGGCGGAAGTAGTGGCGGATGATGTCGGACGGTCCTTTGACTTTCGACGGTGCCGGCGGCAAATCCTCGGTCCGGACATTCATCACAAGCAGTTGCACTGCCTCACTGACTTCCTCGACCTCATGCAAGCGCATCAACTCGTCGAGCATCTGCCGAGTGCCGTACGGGACCGTGTGCCGCAATTCCTGCTCGCCCAGTTCCCGCCGCTTTTCGGCGAGCTTGGCTGTTCGTTCTTCCTGTGTCACAGCCATGGCCTACCTCTTCTATTCCGCTGGCCGGCAGTGCGAGCCAGGTTTGACGTTTTCGTTGCTGGGGTCTAGAGAAACGCCGCATCAGCCAGCCTTTGGAAAGTCGAGCGAGTGATCAGCAATCAGCCGCCGACATAGCGTCTCGCTGATGCCGACGTGTTTGCTGGCTTTATAGCGGGTCATGCCAGATTTCCTGCACTCCATGAGCTTGGCACAGATCACCTCTTCTTCATCTGGCGTGATGATCCTGCCTCGCTTCGTTTTCGGGGCAATTCGCGCGTAGCCGTATGGCCGTTTCGGCTCGTGGGATATTCCAGGGCTGTCTTTGCCCACACCTGGCCGGATGAATTGGGCTGTTCCACCAGATTTGAAGAAGGCAGCTTTCGCCTTCTCCAGGTTCTCCTGTTCCTGATTGTGTACTTCAAGTGTCGGATGCATTCCGGGCACCTCTTGAGCGGTTGTCGATGTTGATGTGATTGATCTCGGCGATCTCGCGCAGGGCGGCCCGGGTGATACCCAAGGCAGAACAGATCTCTGTCTGGTGGGTGCGTGACTCAGCCAGCGCTTTGATCTGCGCGGCCAATGAGGCCCTGGCCTGGCGCCGCGACTCCATCGTCTTGGCGGTACAGGTTGCGAACTCGATGCCATGCTCCTCCGCGATCCGGTTAAGTGAGCGAGTGGATCTTCCGAGAGCCTTGGACGCGGCAAGAATGCCCGCGTCGACGTAACGGGGCAGGGCCGCGGCTACCTCTGGCTCAGCAGCCTTGTGGGCGTCCCATCTCATGCTGCCGCCTTGCGGAGTGTCACCCCGGCCATGCTGAAGGTTGAACCCTGCGCTGCGACCATCGCGTCGAGCGCTTCCCAATTGACCAAGAGGACGGTGATCGGCGCCTGACCATGCGCTACGGCTTTCACCAGGGCCTCAAAGTCCGTCACGTTGGCCTGGAGCGCTACCTGCTCCACGGAGTGGCTCGCCACAGGGTTTGTGGCGTGGCCGGCGGGTGCAGCTGTCTGGACGGGCGCAGCGCGGACTGGCCCGGGCACAGCCACCTTCTCGATAACGGGTTCTGGCTTGATTGCTGCCAGGCGCTGGGCTTCTTGTTCTTCTGCGATTCGCTTCGCGTCGGCCTTTTCCCGCTCCGACTTCTGGTGTTCGGAGATTCGGAATTTGATCAGCGTCACCAGGTCATCATTGGCTTTGATGACCAGCTGCTGCACGTCGCTGAATAGGAAGGCATGATCAACGGCGAGCTCTGCCAGACTGGTCAGGTTCAAGCGGATGCCATCGGCGGCCTGACTTGCATCGATCTTCGCCCGTGCCAGCTCGGTATCTACTGCGTCCTGGAGGCTGGCGATGGTGCGCTTGTTCTTCATTGCGCCGGCGAAATCCGAAACGACATGAGGCAGCGTGACTTTGCCAAGCGTCTTGTTGATTGCCGCGATGTGACTCGCCAGGGCGAGCTCGGCTTTCTGCTTGATGCTGGTCTTCACCAGCAGCTCTTGAGCCTTCACCAGCTTGTCGACTTTCAGGCGAGTCTCGCGAGCATGGGCACTGATGCGATCCAGCGATGAAAACAGCTCGTCTATGCTTTGAGTTTGCGACAGGGCCTGTTTCTTGGCGACAGCGACAGCCTCCTCGACATCGCCACACCACTTGACCGCCTTCTTGGCGTCAGCGAAGTCCTGGTCGGTGGAGAGTGTGGTTTTCACCGAGTCGATGACCGCCAGGGCCGACTCTTCAAACACCTTCAGGTTGCTGGCGGTAACCATGCCGGTCAGCTCGATACGCAGGGCTGGCAATTCATCAGGTGTCTTGCCGACGACAATTGAAGGCGCGTCGGCCATCTCGAAGTTGGCCAGGTCTGCCTCGAACTGTTTCCAGCCTTCGATCAACTGGGCCGCGCGCCCGGCGACGGGTCGGTACTCCATGTGCACGAAGTTCTCCGGTGTGCCGTCCGAGCAAACAAAGATGACCCTCTCAGCGCCGCTCACCAGCAGTTGCTGCTCAAGCTGCCAGTAGTAGTGCGGAGCCAGGTCGCCAGCCTTCACCTGGGCCACGACTGACTCATTCCACAGCTTGTGCTCGAACAGTGTCTCGCCGAGCATTGTGGCGCCGTCCATGGAGGCCAGCAGGTTGCCCTCAGTGGCAACGATTGGATACAGCTCTTCGCCGATCAATGCTTCAGTCAGCGGGCGGGCCAGGGCTTCAGTCGCGTGGCCCTTGTCGAAGATAAACTGCTGAGAGGGGGTGACGTCCGTTGTGATGCCGGTCTTCTTGGCGATCAGCAGGTCGGTGCGGGATTGATACTTAGAGGCGCCCATCATTGCCGGAGCTTCGGAGGCGGTGCGGAACTTGGCGCGGAGGGCAAGCCACTCGGCAGAGCCTTGAGCTACGTTGTGAATTTTCATGCTGCGTCTCCATCGAGGGCTTTGAGGTTGGTGATGGTTTCGATCTGGTCATCGCGCAACGAGTACTTGCTGATGACGTTGGAAATAATGTGTTCTGGACTAGTGCGACCGGCGTCGATCAGTGGCTGCCACTTCTCGATGTTTTCAGCCAGCAGCTCGTCGGGATAGGCAGGCTTGGCGTCCGGTTCCGGTGGGGGCTGCCGCGCCGGCGAAACGTCTTTGGCGGCTTCCTCGAATGTCTTTCCTTCCATCTCGTCAGCCGTTGGCGCAGATCCGACTTCGGGGAATGCTTTGCGCAGAGCCTGGGCCTCGGCGCATTTGGCGAGCTGGGCAAATGCTCGACGCTTCCACATGGCGTTGGGCGCCGCGGTGTCCTTGCTTGATGTTGCGTAGTTTTCAAGCCAGCGCTCATTGGCCGTGTATTCGGCAACCAAGCCGTTGCTCATCTGCCGCTTGACGGTCACGCGGCACCATTCGGGATAAGTGACCTCTACGCCGCTCAGCTTCGCAGTTACTGGCGGGCCGTATTCCGGCTCGCTGATTCCGGCGTACTGGCCGGTGCGCGCCGCCTGGATGCGGTAAAGGCCGATGCCGGGCATCACCGTGTCCTGCATCTTTTTCGTCTTGGAGTTCCAGATCGGAACGATGTGCACCGGCTTCAACATCGGGTCCAGGTGTGCGGCCTGGCAGTAGGCCAGGACCATCACAACCGAGTTCTTTTCGGCACCGGGATAGAGGCTGCTGCTCAGCACTTCAACGAGCGCGGCCTCCGACATTGCAGGTGTGTTGTCGTCCTGCTTCATTACTGCGGACATGGGGAATCCTTGCCGCGATGCTCGCAGCGATAAAAGGGGAAGGGGAAATAAGAGTTGATAAACGTTCTTATTTGTATCTAAGATACGTAATAACATTTCAACTCAACGCAAGGAACCTCACCTATGAAAGTGCTGTCCTCACTCAAAGAAGCGAAAAACCGTCACCGTGACTGCCAGATCGTTATGCGCCGTGGCCGGATCTACGTGATCTGTAAATCCAATCCGAAATTCAAAGCGCGGCAGGGCAGTGCGAAGAACAAGAACAAAGGCAAAGGCTGATCAGCACTTTTGTTGATCTTGCTGCTGAACCCGGTATCGCAGGACCTGGAGCACTCGACCGCCATAGCCAGGTTCTGCGTATTGCTCAACCGGTGCGCCGAAGAAGCCGCGTCGTTCGGCAAGGCTGTAGGCCTCCCGTAAGTTGTGAGCGCTAATGTCTTCGAGCTGCTCGTCGATCAGGGATTTAACCGGTGCAGTACTCATTGAATCTCCTTACGCCGCCGGCTGACATCCAGTAGACGGGCGCTATACCAGTGGAATTCTTCTGCGTTGATGGCGCCCGAAGTAAAGTGGCGGACGATCAAACCCTCAGCCAAGATCTCGTCGAGAGCGGGCTTATCTGGATCTTCAAGCGCAAACAACGCTTTATCGATCTCAACGTAGGGGCTCACAGTTCGTTGTCCTCGGCCTGGGCTATAAGAGCGTCATCAGCCAAAGGTTGAAGGAGGCGTTCGGCAATCTCGCCTAGTTTTCCCAGTGGATGGTCGCTCCGGCCGAGTAGCTCCAGTGCTTCCGATTTCACCCTCGACCCCCCCATTCCTGCGATCAGTAAGTAGCCCAGGGCTGGAGTGTCGACGCCGCAGTCGGCAAGTAGGTTGTTGGCGTACTCATCGACAGCCAGTGCGAACTGATGGGCTGTGACGCCTTGCTGCGGGTGCAGATGGCGCTTGAACACCACGCCGCCACCTCTGGCCAGCTCTTCGGCTGCGTTGTACAGCCATTCGCTGCGAGCCAATTGCTGAGAGTTTTCGCTCACCGGAGGCGGCAGTTGTTCGTCTTGCTCAAACTGAGCCTTGCGTAGTGCTGACATGGTCGCCTCCAAGGTGGCGGATTGTTCACCTGTATTCGTCAACACTCATGCCTCCCGCTGGTTGCCGATGGGCGCGGGGGACGAGTGCTGACGGGTAGAGGCGAGGTTTTTAAAGCCCCAGTTAAGGGGCTTGAGGTGGGCGGGGTCAGACTTTGTAATGTCCGATGAACTCGGCGTGATCCGGCAATGAGGAAGAGTGGCCCCAGTCATCCGGGTTCTTTGGACCGAAGTCTCGGCAGTTCAGGCCGTGTCCCGAGGAGACCAGGACCTTTCCGCAAGGCAAGACAGCGTAGTGATTTTCGGTAGTTCTGTTCTCGTCGTTGGTGTAGGTGAGGAAACCTTTTGCCAGATCCTGTTTCATTTCGTCTTACTCCGGTGTTCGGTTGTTTTCCCAATGCCCACCGCTCTGGGTGGGCATCAGTGAAAAGGTCCGTCATGCTGCGAACAGCTCTTGCTGTCCTGGCTGCGGGGTGCAGCGCTGGATACCGGCACGAATGGCCGCCTCCAGTAACTCGGCGTCCCGCTCAAGCTCGGGGAAGGCACCCGCCAGTTCAGTTACAGCGTTGCGAAGCTTTGCAGCCTCACGCTGCAGGGTGGGAATCACGATGTTCAGCATGTTGCCGATCGTGCGCAGATCCAGGCTGCATTCCCGGCAAAGCCGGATGTAGTCGAGCATGTACTTCGGCATTTCACTTACTCCCGGTTGTCATCCCAAGCAGCCCTCGCGAGAAGGCTGCTCAGTGATGCTTTCCACCGTGACCCGCAAACACCTGGCGTCGGTCACCGGCTTGAATCCAACTACCGAGAAATCCTCGGCAGTTGCTATGTCGTGTTGACCGATGCGACGGCGTGCCGGGCGCAGCAGTTAAGTGTTCGTCTCGCTACGCATATCTGGATCATTCGCCAGTTCGGTATCCCTCGACCCGCCGCAGGTTCTCCCCGCGTTTCCTTCCGGCACCCAAGTCACTCCCCAGGCGGTAGGTCAGATCAGATCGCCGGTCCCCAGTAGAGGCGTAGCGGCTTAATAGTTAGTTTTTGACAGAGCCTTTGCGTCGGCCCTCCCTGTCCTTGCCGGACAGGCGGCCCCGCTGTTATTTCCGCAGCGGGATCGTCTTCTGAATTTTTAAAGAGCGGTTCAGGCTGGAGGCCCTTCGCAGTGGTTGTGTGTCGCTGCGATGGGTTAAATATAAGCTAGCTTATTTTTAGCGTCAATAAGGATGCTTATAATATTTCATGCGGGCGATAAAAAGCCCGCTCAATGGCGGGCTCTTTTATGAGTCGCAGTACTCGCGCCAGCCGATTCTGACGGCGCCGTCATCCAGATGCTCGATCCTTATGCCGGCGGTGTCGCCGATATCCTGGATCACCTGGCGCCAGGCTTCAGGGCTTTCGTCGTCTCGCCTGGATACTTCCACCAACTGAATCCTCTGTACTCTGGGGGAGGCAATTATGCGTTGCAGGCGATGGCCCACAAGCTCGTAGGAGTTTCTCGGTTTGGGTGTGGGGTAGGGGGGCCGAATCATGCTTCGCTCCTTGCGAATACTGTATGTATAAACAGTATTGTGGCTGGCATTTCTTGGCAAGAGGCCGGCAGGAAGTTTCATGCACAAATGCATATCCTGATGGGCAAGCGTATTCGACGGGCATGAAAAAGCCCGCGCTTGGCGGGCTCACCTAAGAACGGATAGTCAGTCAGTAATCGGTGGATACCTTCCGGTCACCGAGTCTCTGTAGACAATTTCACTGAATAGTCTGGGGCCATCACGCACAGTGACCAGAGCCTGCTTGGCTTCCTCCTTCGTTTCAAATGGACCAGCACCTACAGCGAGGCCGATCATGGAAACAACAGGCAGCCCCGTGCCGGCAATGGCTTCGATCGTTCGTTGCTGCTCTGCTTCGTCGCGGCAGGCGGTTGAGGCAACCCAGCCGTTTTTCAGTCTTGGGGCGGCCGCCGGCTCAACGTCTGCCCCGCAGTGCTTGCACTTGATCGCAGCAGTCTTGATGCTCTCGGCACACATAGGGCAGGGGCGCGTGTCTTTCTCTGCCTGGACGGCAGCAGGTGCGCTTTTGCCACCCAGCAAAACCATGAGCAGGCCGGCGAGCGCAATCACTCCGCCGACAATCGTGTGCACCTGGCGGTCTGCCATGAGGCCTAGGTTGTTCACCCGGCCGCCGGCGCCAGTCGGCACGGACACATCCATGCTCAGCGCGAAGATCAGCCAGCACATGCCAACGATCAGTGCGAAAGTCCCGAAACCTTTCATTGGATCCCTCGTATAAATGAGCCTGCAGTTTAACATTCGTGGCGTACAGCCACCATTAGCAGGCAGGGAAGGGCAGATACAAGATGCCCGGCGCTGGGCCGGGCTTGGTACTAACGGGTGCATGAATCTATATGGGGGGCTCAGCCGGCGTCGGATAAATACAGCTGCCTGATCACACCCTCTTTTATGCTGGCCTTACCTCGCACTTCAAGCTTTTCACCAGATGCAAAATGTTGAATATAAACATTTGTACTCGACTCAAAAGCGGGGTCAGTTATTTTGGCGTTGACACGGCTCGTTCCATCGTCATCCGCTTCAGGCTCGCCATCCTGTCCGAGAAGCCTGACCTTCGCTGTTCCTCGCTCTCTATCCATTTCCGTGATGATGACCACAAAGGATTTAAGGCCTGTGAGCTCCGCGTCATCGTCATCCGCAAGGATTGCGTCTTTGGTTGCCTGATCAATAGATATAGGCTGCGCTCCCGATTCCGGACTCGGGATGATGTCAATGCTGCGGCACGTCTGCCCGACAGGGGATACAGCTTGTTTGAGTGATGATCTCAAACTTTCTGCAAGTTTCTCGATAGTCAGAAGCAACCGGTCCGTAGTCTTATCATTACGTCCAGTTTGTGAATCGAACTGCTTTTCAAGCAGCTCCCTCAGATGCTTCATTTCTTCGCCCTTGTTGCTATTCCTAGCAACGATATAAGAGACAATAGCGGTAATGATACTGCCGGCTAAGCCGGACATTAGCTGTGACTGCATGACGCTTTGCAGCTCAACAGCTAACTGAAAGCACTTGGCCTTTGGCTCAGTTGCAAAAGCCCTGACTTCAAGTGCTTGCCACTGCTTGGCGTAGGACCCGGTAGCCACAAAATGGCCGACGACGCTGTAGATTCGACCAAATCCTTGCATTGATTCACCCAGAGCCATCATGTCAATGACATGACGATCTGCATCCTTTCCCTCGTAACGAATCAGAAGACTGTCAACGGTGTAAAGGTCGGTGCTTTCGTTCATCGTAGGCTTCCTTTCCAAAAAAATCATCAAAAACTGTATATATAAACAGTGCTAATGTCGCGCATGTTTGGTTTTTCGATCTCTATGACTTGAGCTAGCCACCTCAAGACAGCGAACGGATGAACCAGGCGATAACCGGATTTATGCATGTTTCCGAATCGAGGTACCCATCCGGGTTTTATCTGCCGCTATAGAAATGGTCTAGCGCTATCAGCTCAACCACAGCCACGAGGGTGCAGAGCACAACGAAGCCAGGGCTGAAGACGCGCTTGCGATGGGATGAACTGCCGTCCGGCCAAATTCCAGCCTCGGCTGTGAAAACCACCATGAGCGCAAGCAGGGCATAGGTCCACACCTTGTTCCAAAAGCTCTGCTCTCGCCAAGAGGTCGATGGCTTTCCAAGGGCGGATGGCATCAGTAAAACTTCTGCAGCGCCTGCACAACCACGCCCACGATCCGGCAGTCTTCAGTGAACGGCTCGATGCGCCAGGACGGATTGAGCGGCTTCAAATAAAGCTTTCCCCCATCGTTCACAAGCTTCTTAAAGGTCGCCTCGTTGCTGTCGGGCAGCTTAGCCACCACCAGCTTGCCGGGTGCAGCTTCCGCCTCGGTATCAACCAGAATCAGAGTGCCTTCTGGAATGCTCATGCCGGATTGCGCCGTCATAGAGTCGCCCTTCACCTCAAGCCAGAACGCCTGGCCCTTCGAGTTGTACTCAGAAAATTCGTATCGATCTGAAATGCCTGCAGGGTACGGCTCAACAGCCTCCGCCCAGGAGCCGGCCGATACCCAGCTGATCACCGGGTAACGGTAGCTTTGGGAAGGTTGCGCAGCCAAAGATACGTTCGAGTCTTCTCTCGTCTCCGAAATCATCGGGCCAATGTTGTCCGAAAGCCAAATCGCACTGACGCCGCATATGTGGGCGAACTTTGGAAGGTGCGCGCTCTGAAGGTTTTTCCCCGTCTCCAATTGGGAGATCAGTGGTTGCTCGACGCCGGAAACTGCCGCCAGTTTTGCCTGGGTCAGATTGGCGTGCTTTCGCGCTTCTTTTAGTCGTTCTGCAAGTGTGCTCATGCACATGAATTTATAAGTTCCCTTATTGGCTTGCAAATAAGCCTGCTTCTACTTAGGATATAAGCAGGCTTATCAGGAGGGCTCTCACATGACCCCTATCGAAAGGCTCGTCGACTTCTTCGGCGGGCAAACCAAAACCGCTTCAGCGCTCGATGTATCCCAAGCAGCAGTTTCGTACTGGGTCGCCGGGATTCACCCGATGCGCGCGGAAAAAGCTTTCAAGGCTGAAGAGTTGACCGGCGGAAAGATCACTGCGCGTGAGCTTTGCATGCCCCAGAAGGGCTCCCAATCCGCCGCATGACACCCCAGTCCGCCGTCCCATTGAAGCCAGATTAGAAGAGAGCAGTCCCCATGCAAACGTCCAGTACCAGACACACCGTACAAACCCGTGATCAGGTGCTGGTCGCTCATGCCCAAAACCAGATCGCCCGCACCAGTCTGAGCCAGGACGATTTCGCCCAGGCGCTGAGTCGCGAGCTCTACCTGTCTATCCCTGATCGCGCCAAAGAGAAGGTCGTTCCTGACTTCAACTCGACCGAGCTGAGCAGCGACGTAAACGAGTTTGTGAAAGCGACCAGTCGCTGGCTCAAGCGCGTTCAGCGCTGGCTGAACGGCGATCAGGAAGTGCCGTCCTGGCTAGAAGAATCGTGGGTCAACGCCCTTGAGCCTGAGTATCGCGATCACTGCCTGAACGAACTGGCCAGCCGCCACGGCCTGACCGGCGCCCGCCAGATGACCAGCGACCAATGCGCGAACAAAAGCTTCGGCGCTCTCATCCGCGCCCTGGGCGATGTGATCGATACCGGCAGCGAAGTCTTCGATGACCAGGTGATGTGCGAACTGGATCTTCCGCACTTACCGGCGTTCGCCAAGCAGTGCCGCCAGGTTGAAGCGAAGGCGGGGGAGTTGGGGCGCCGTGCCGAGCAGTTGCTCGCTTCGGTCCAGCGAAATTTGAAATCTGTTTCCTGATTTCCCGCGCATGCGCGGAAATCGGTGCCCATTGGGTTCGCACTATGAATTAAGCGGATCGGAAACCCAGGCACAAAAAAGCCGACGGTCGAGGTCGGCTAATTCGATAACACTTTGTGAGGCCGATTATATGCAAACCCCGCCACATATCAATAGCACTACCAATCTCGCGCCACGTTTTTCGCATTCTGAAAACGTGGCGCGGACTATGTCGTCTCGCGAGATCGCAAATCTCACAGGCAAACGCCACCCAGACGTGAAGCGCGACATTCAGGCCATGGCCGTAGAGCTGAAAGTAGATGTGAGCGAATTTGCTCACATCTACAACGACAGCCGGAATCGAGAGCAGATTGAGTATCTGCTTGACCGCGAACACACGGATTGCCTACTGACCGGCTACAGCGCTGGTCTACGCATGAAAGTGATTCGTCGCTGGCGTGAACTGGAACAGCAGCAGGGTGCTCGCGAACACGTCCAACTCACCGGCACCAAGGTGATCGGCGAGATCGCCATCATGGAGTGCTTCACGCGCCTGCTGAAGCCTGCCGCCTCGTGCCAGATGGCAATGCTCACCAAGATCGCCCAGAACAATGGCCTGGATCCGAAATTCCTCCCAGGGTACGCCGTGGATGCCGCGCCAGACGCCGCTGGCGGCTCTTCGATGCCTACCAAGGCAATCACCGCCCTTATCAAAGATCACTCCATAGCCAGCACGGCCCGCGCCTTCAACCTTGCATTGGAGGCCCACGGTTTCCTCAAGGTCCTGCAGCGTAAAAACTCCAAGCAGGAAATGGTGGACTTCTGGTCCGTGACCGAGAGGGGCCTGGCCTACGGCAAGAACCTAACCAGTCCTCAATGCCCCCGCGAGACGCAGCCTCACTGGTACGTGGATCGCTTCCTTGAATTGGCCGCTAAGGTCGGGAAGGCCTGACATGCAATACACCGTCACGATTAACCAGGTGAAGGCGCTGGAGTGGGGGCTGAATTCTCAGCAAGCCCTGCTGTTCGCGTTCGTCTACGGCTGCCCGAGCTGGGCCAAGCCAATCAAGACTGATGACGGGATCTTCTTCGCGCTGAGCAAAGCCAAGATCACTGAGGAGCTTCCGCTACTCACTGACAAGCCGGACACCGCGTACCGCATGCTGAAGGCCCTGGAAGAGGCCGGTTTGATTGAGCTTTCCAGCACCTCGAACATCACGCTTTTTCGCCTTGCCGAGAAGGCCATCGAGTGGAACCAGAAGCTGGATGGGTCGGAAAAATATCCGACCCCACCAAAAAACAAAGGTCGGAAAAATATCCGATCTACCTCGGATAAATCTCCGAGCAAGGTAGGAAAAAAATCCGAGCAAGGGTCGGATAAATCTCCGACAAATCAGGATACCAATCATCAGGGTACCAATCAGGGCACCAGTCAGGACTTGCAGGACGCCACCGGCAAGCCGGCTCAGTCCCGCGGCTTGGTGCTGGTGGTTGATCGTACCGATACCCCACGGGTCGAGATCCCCGCCGACATGCCTGGCCCCAAAGACCAGACCTGCAAAACCTTCAAGGTCTGGGCGAACTACGCCATGGCTTACCGCAAACGCTACCGCGCCTGGCCGGTGTGGAATGCCAAGGTCGGCGGCCAACTCGGCCAACTGGTCGACCGCCTCGGCGCTGATGTCGCCCACCACGTTGCGGCTCACTTCCTGAAAACCAGCGACGCCGCTGTGCTGCGCAAGTGCCACAGCCTCAACGAGCTCTTGACCAACGCCGAGAGCTACCACACCCAGTGGGTGACCGGGCAGCGCATCAACGGCACGACCGCCCGCCAGATGGAACGGACAGAAGCGAACCACTCCGCAGCGGAGCAGGCCGCCCAGATAGTGCTGGCAAAACGTCAAGCAGGTGACCGCAATGAATACCTCTGAAATGAACGACCAGCAGGTCGCCGGGCTGGCCGCCGCCATCTGCGCGACGGCCGAGGCCATGGGGCAGGAAATGAACCCTGGCACTGCCGCGATGATGGCCGAAGACCTCTGCGCTTACCCGGTGCCCGTCGTCAAAGCTGCGCTGAAAGCCTGCCGCTTTGAGGTGAAGGGCAAGCTGGCAATGGCTGACATCCTGCAACGCGTCCAGTCCTCCGACGGCCGTCCCGGCAAGGACGAGGCCTGGGCCATCGCCATGACCACCAACGACGAGTTTGAAACCGTGGTGCTGACCGATGAAATCCAACTGGCACTGGCAGTCGCGAAACCCATCTTGGATGGCGGCGACAAAATCGGTGCGCGCATGGCGTTCATCGACGCCTACCAAAGGTTCGTGGGCCAGGCCCGCGAGGATGCGAAACAGGTCAACTGGCACGTGTCCGTGGGCTTCGACTCCAACCGTCGCGTGCAGGCTGTGACCAAGGCAATGGAGCTGAAGAGAATCCCGCGCGAACACGCCCAGAAATACTTGGCGGACCTGAGCGTCGAGCCGATCAGTGAGGACGGTCGCGCCATCGCCGGCTTGCTCACTGGCACCGTCACACGGCCCGCACCAGTGCTGCGCCACAAGCTGGAACTGGTCAAGAACTCGATGCTCGAGATGCGCAAGGCCTGCGCCGAAAGGAAAACAGAAATGCGAATTGAAGCGGCCAATGAGTTGGCGGATCGCCGGGCGCTGCTGATCCAGCAGGCCCAGGAACTGGAAGCGAAGAAGGCGGCGCAATGACCAAGCCAGCCAAGCCTCGCCCGATGCCCGTATACCTGGTACTGCGCCGCCTGGTAGATCCTGCCACCGGCAAGGAGGTGGCCGCGTTCGTGCCATCCTCCGACGCCGACCGGTCGATCCTGCGCGAGCGTGAATTTAAGATGAACGCGAAGATCCGTGCCGACCTCAAGCAGCCACGTAATCCACGGTTCAATGGCTTGGTCCATGGCCTGGGCCGAGTGTTGAGCCAGAACATCGATCGGTTCTCCGGCAAGCAGTCACACGACGCCATCAAGGCGTTGCAACTGGAGTCTGGCGTGTACTGCGACGAGGAACTGTTCGACATCCCTGGCCTGGGCCAGCTCACCCGCAAAACACCCCGCAGCCTTTCCTACGATTCGATGGGGGAGGAGATATTCCAAGATTTTTGGCGCCAGTGCTGCGCGTACCTGGTGCTGCACGATTGGCCGACGCTCACGGAAGAGCGCCTTACCGAGATGGCGGAATTTGAAGCATTCAAGGAGGTTGCATGAGTCACGACAACGGATACGGAAAGCCTTGCCCTAATTGCGGCGAGCCTATGAGCAACATGCCAAGCCTGAACAAGCGCCAGTGCGCTACAGGCTGCAAGGAGAAGTTCGACTGGAAGCTGGCCCAGGGTCAGGCGCCATTGTTCGGTAACAACCGGCAGACAACCAAGGAGGCTGTATGAAGCGCACCCCGCTGCAACGCAAAACCCCGCTCAAGTCTGGTGCATCACGCCGCAAGCGCTGCCCAGAGTGCCGAGTGATGTTCGCGCCTGCCCGTGACTCGCAGGCGGTTTGCGGTGAGATCGAATGCGCGATCGCTCATGGACAGTCCGAGAGGGGGAAAGCGACCGCTCGCAAGGCGCTGGCAAAGGTAGGGCGCCGTGAGATCAAGGTCCGCAAGGAGGCCCTGAAAAGTCGCGCCGACCACATGAAGGATGCCGAAAAGGCTGTGCGGGACTGCCGGCGCACCTACGAGCTGAGTATTGGCAGTGGCTGCATGAGCTGTGGCGAGTCGCAGGAATCAATCCTCCGCGCCCAGGGCTGGAAGACTGGAGGAGCATTCGATGCGGGCCACTTCCTCGGCAAGGGAGCTCGCCCAGAGCTGCGCCTGGAGCCAACCAACATATGGCTTCAGTGCAAAGCGTGTAACTCGGGTTCCTACATGCACGCTCGCAAGGGCTACACCGTTTCCCAGGGCTTTCGTGACGGGCTCATCGCCCGCATCGGCCTGGAGGCTGTTGAGGCGCTGGAGGCCGACCACACACCACGCAAAGAGACGGTGGAGCAACTGAAAGCCATCACCGCCGAATACCGGGCAAAGACCAGAGAACTGAAGAAGGGGCTCGCAGCATGAAACTGATCAACGCAAGGCAGGTATGGACCGAGGCTCAGCACGAATCGAACGCGTCGATCAGCGCTGTGGCCATCGACCGGGCAGAATCGGCACCGATCAAGACAGGCGGGAAAATTGGCAAGCGTGACGCGCAATTCCCGGCGCTGGGCAGCGAGAAGGGGGAGGAGGCCGGGCGCTTCTCCGTGCCTGGGCAGCGGATCAGCATCAGCGAAACCCGGCGCACATCCGCTGGCAAGTCCACGGCCCGCGCTGCACACCTGGCAACCATAGGCAAAGTCCTGCGCGCTATCGACTCGCTTCCATACCAGGTGCAACAGTTCGGGCACTATCTGTACCACCCCTGCATGACCATGGTTCACGTGCTGAACGCCGAGAAGCTGATCTGGAACGACGTGGACCTCTCCGCGCTGAGCGATGCCAAAGCAGCGAAAGCGCACTGCATGATCACTATGGCGTTGCAGTCCTACAAGCTGGAGGCGCATGGCGGGGCTCAATGGGGGCCTGCTCGGGTAGCAGAGGGAATGCTCAAGATCTATGGCGTGCACATCGAGCCCAAGCACTGGGATAGGGACTGGAAAGATGTTTGGGACTTCCTACGAACAGCCATAAAAGAAGTGGATGATCAGGCACAACAGCCTATTTGGCAGGTGATCTACGCGGAGAAAGAAGAAAGTGCAGCGTAATATGTTGACATGGTGGGGTTTTGCGGGTACTTTTCCCATAGTGCACAAGTAACGCGAAACGCACACTAAACCTTAAACCCGGCCAAGCGCCGGGTTTTTTTGTGTCCAAGATTTCCCCAGGCCCTCAGAGCCTCTGACTCGTCACGCTGATGAGGGACCTATTCAGGGCCTCAGAAGTCCTTCTTTTTGAAGCTCTGTTCGCCAGCTTGGTCGTTGCTAATCGTCAGTACTCCATTAGACGTTGAGTAAGTTGTAGCTGCATCTCCATCTGCATATCGATTTCTCCAGCGTCCCCACTCGCGAGTGTCATCCATGAACGCAGACCAGACCACTCGATCTTCAGTCACCTGGCATCGGTAGCGAAAAGAATCTCCATCCGGTCGACGGTAGGAGATCTCAGGGGTTGATTCAGTGCTTTTAGTTTTCATGGTTTTTGTGTGGCGGCCCATCTCTACGGAGATGGCTGCTTTGCAGATGTCTGCGGCTGAGAACTCGGCAGCGTATGTCTCCGTTGAAGCGCAGATGATCAGCAGTGCTAGCGATATTGTTTTTTTCATGCCCTTGTCCTTGGATTGTTGACGAAGGGATTCTACATGGCCTACCGCCGATTTTCTCATGCCCCACGGAGTCGAGCGCATGGAGTATCTACAGCGCCTGCTCGACAAGATCGACAGGTTCGAATTACTGATTGCAGGCCTCGTTGGGGCTGTGATCGCCAGTTGGTGGCACAAGGACGACCTGAACGACTGGCGTGCCTGGATGATCTTCCTCATCACCGGCATGGCTTGCTCGATCTACCTGACGAGCATGGTCAGCACCTACCTGGGCGTGACCGAGCCGAAGATCGTCGCCGGCATCGGCTTCCTGCTGGGCGCATTCGGCGGCTCGCTCCTGGCGGCCATCAATCGAGCCATTAAATCCGCTGACCTCTGGGCGCTTATTCGCCAGCGGTTCGGGGGAGGCAATCCACCATGAGCCTTGAAATGATTAACTCCATCGCCTGCGGCCTGATCGCCTTCTGGGCGACCTGGTGCGTACTGAGCGGGAAGGTGAGAGACGGCATCCTCGGGAAGCTGATCTACACCACGATCGCCATCACCGGTTTCGTCGTGTCGGTGCGCAGCCAGAACATCTTCTTCGGCCCGACCACTGCTGGCCTGACGCTGCATGTCGCCTTGGCCATGGCTGGTGCCCGCCACATCTTCATGGTCACCTACTGGCAGGCGGTAAAGGCCTGGCTGTGCCGGACGCTTAACTGCGAGCACTGCCTGCACTGTGAGAAGGCACCTGGTGGTGTCGAGCGCAGGGGTAAGTAATCCGCGCCACGTTTTCGAATGCGCCAAATCGTGGCGCGAGGTTTTGCAGATGAGCAACGTCACCCGGCTGCGCCACGCACTGCCAATGAGTCCGGACATAAACGCAGCGGTAAGCGCTCTCGACAAGGCCATTGCCGACGCTGTAGATGCCGCCAAGGAAGCCGGTCTGCCCCAAGGCCTGATCGTTGGACTGCTCCATGGTCACGCCCATGCACAGACACACCAGATGGTGACGCAATGACCGCGACCATCCATGACATCGCTGAGCAGCGCCCGCACCTTATGGTGGTAGCCAGTGATGGTGCTCACGTAATCCCGCACGCCCTGGTTCAATCAGTGATCGCTGGCGACAAACCGTCCTCAATCCTAACTGAGCCCGTGGTGCAGCGGATCATTGAAGAGTGGCTGCAGCAGGTGACCAAATGACCATCAAGGTTCTGGAGTTCAAGCGGGAGGACTGGCGCGATGCTGCCAAGACCCTGCGCAAGATCGCCGATGACCTGGATGCCGGTGAGCATCCAGAGTGCACCGTGGGTGCCTTGACGCTGATCGGCGCGAAGGGAGAGGTGACGGTGTTCGGCCTCGGCCCTAAGTGCGACGACCTGCAATGCCTTGGTGCCATGCGCCTGGGTGAGCAGAAGCTGATTGATGTGCTGCTGGACAGCCAAGACTAAGGATTCCCCATGACAACCAAGCAACCTGACTGGGAGGCGATCGAACGAGCCTACCGGGCTGGTTCGCTTTCCATCAGGACTATCGCAGAGCGCCAAGGCGTGAGCGACACGGCAATCCGGAAGAAAGCCAAGGTTCAAGGATGGGCGAGAGACCTTTCTGACCAGGTGCGCAAAGAGGTTCGCAGCAAGCTGGTTCGCGGAGAGGTTCGCAACGACCAAGGCGCG